TCATTTACCAGTTCAATTAATACAACAATAAAAGATAAGATGAATGCTGATGGTGTTTTATCAGGTTCTATTACATTTGACATATCAGTTATTCCTGGATTTTCAGGATTAACAACTGGTGTTTCTTCATCTATCTCATCTTCAGTTAGTGAACTATCGGGCTCATTAACGTTGACGGTAACTAACTTAAGTTCATCTTTAACTAACACTGACCAGAATCAAAATAATCGAATTAACAATTTAGAGACGTCTAGTGGTAGTTTAAATTCATTTACGTCCTCTATTAATACAACAATCAAATCAAAGTTAAATACTGATGGTGTTATAAGTGGTTCGGTACAGGTTAATATAATAGAAACAACTAACTACTCAACATTTAGTTCGTCAATCGCAACAACAGACTCAAATCAAAATAGTAGGTTAAGTTCAATTGAGGGGAATAGAGCAACAACCGGCAGTAATATATTTCAAGGTAATCAAACAATTACCGGTTCATTATATGTTTCACAAGATTTAATTGTTGCTGGTTCGTCATCGATTCAACACATTAGTTCATCAATAGTTAATATTGCCGATAATATTATCACGGTAAATGCATCTAATCCATCTTTAAGATTTGGAGGTCTTGCGGTTATTGATAGTGGGTCTTCACCCCAAGTTTCAGGTTCGATGTTGTTTGACTCTATTAATGATCAATGGTTATTTGTTCATCAAAATCAATCAACAATAACATCATCTGTGTTATTAATGGGACCGCAAACCTATGATAATTTAGGAAATGAGACATACCCAACAACAAATAGAATACTAAAATCACTAAACGCGGAACACGTTGGTGATAGTAATATAACAGATACGGGAACAAAGGTTTCGATTGACTCAAATACTGAAGTTACCGGAACGTTAAAAGTTACAGGAAATATTATAAACCCTAACATAACTGCAATTGAAACGTCAACAGGAAGTTTAAATACATTCACATCTTCAGTACTTGCGGCGGTGGAATTAACGGGTTCTAATCTAACAGTTAAGGGAAATTTAATTGTAAAGGGTACAACCACAAACGTTAATATTACAACATTAGATGTTGATAATAATTTAATCAACCTTAATGGAACAGGTGCAACAAGTGCGGGTTTAAGAGTAAAAGACACTACAGGACCAAGTCAAGTTTCAGGTTCATTATTGTGGGATTCAACAAACGATTATTGGATTGCAGGTCAATTAGGTTCTGAACAAAGATTAGTTAGAGAAACTGAATTTAATAATGCAGTTACAAGAATAGGTAATGTTGAAACCTCAACAGGTTCATTAAATTCATTTACAAGTTCTATTAATACAACTATTAAAAATAGGTTAAACACCGAAGGTGTTATTAGTGGTTCTGTTCAAGTAAACCACAATGCAACAACAAACTATGATGCAAATCAACACGTTGATCACACAAGTGTATCGGTATCTGCAGGTAGTGGTTTAAGTGGTGGTGGTACAATTGCAGCAACAAGAACATTAACATTAGATACAGGTTCTGTACACTTCTTAGATGGTGTTAAAAAAGAATTAAACACCGAAGGTGTTATATCAGGGTCCGTACAAGTAAACCACAATGCAACAACAAACTATGATGCAAATCAACACATTGACCATACAACGGTTTCAATAAGTGCAGGTAGTGGTTTAAGTGGTGGTGGTACAATTGCTGCAACAAGGACATTATCGATTGCAACTGGCGGAGTAACAAATGATATGTTAGCCGGCACTATTGCAAATGCTAAATTATCGAATTCGGCAATAACAATTGCAGGTACATCAACATCATTAGGTGGGAGTATAACTGCGGCAACAATATTAAGTGGAACAGGAGTATTTTCAGGTTCAGCACAATTACCATCAGGTACAGTTACAGGTTCTGCACAAATCATATACAGTGGTTTAACAGGTATTCCATCTGGATTAGTATCAGGATCAAGTCAGGTTACAGGTATTGGTAATTCACAATTAACAAATTCATCATTTAATATTGGTACAACATCAATATCATTAGGTAGAGCAAGTGCAACACAAACATTAACAGGCGTTTCAATTGACGGTAATTCAGCAACGGTATCAAATGGTGTTTACACAACTGGTGACCAAACTATTGGTGGTTTTAAAACATTTAGTAGTAATATTGTCAATAGTGCAACTGCCGATTGGTACATGTATGGGTTTGGTACTAGAGGTGCGTCATCAGGACAATATGGTATGGGATTAGCGTCCGACATTGCAAATAGAACATTATCAATGCACATACCAAACGTTGCAGCTTATTCAAATACCGGTGCAACACCTAAATTTGGGTGGTATTCTAATGGTTCGGTTGAATTAATGACATTACAAAGTGCTACGGGTAATTTAGTTGTTACAGGAACAATCGGTGCATCTAATTTAAGCGGAACCAACACTGGAGATGAGACTAGGGCAAGAATCAACGCTTTAGCAATTACCACCGTTGGAACAATCACTTCCGGTGTATGGAACGGTAGTTCAATTAGTACCACATACACTGACGCTAAAGTAACATCAATATCTGGAACTGCGAATCAAGTGATTGCTAGTTCATCAACAGGAGCAATAACATTATCATTACCACAAAGTATACATACTACCGCAACACCAACATTTGGTGGTATGGTGTTATCAGGTGCAGGTACAGGTAATTCACCGGTACTAAGAATAAACAATTCAACTGCCAGTACTTTTATTCATTCATTGGAGGCTGTTGGTGCTAATATGACTGCCGGACAAACAAATATTATAGTTGTTGGTGCATCGGGTACTACTAAAAATAGTGGATATATTGGTTATAACTGGGCAGGTGCGGGTTCAAATAGTAACTATGTTAGTATTGGACACTGGGGTGCGGATCATTTGTTAAGAGTATATGGTGATGGTACTGTTTACATGGGTACAGTAACAACTGGTACATGGCAAGGTTCCTCGATTAGTACCACATACACTGCAGCAAAAGTAACTGCAGTTAATGCGGGAACGGGTGTTGGTGTTGACACAACAACAGGTTCAGTTACCGTATCTATTGGACAGGCGGTTGCAACATCATCATCACCAACATTTGCAGGTTTGGCGTTGGGTGATGGAATTTACACATATAACGATACGAACAGAGATGCGGGTGCCTCCAATTATAATCCTAACGCTTGGGCTAGAGGATTTAGATTCTCATTCGCAAACGCATCATCAACGAATACTGCTGGTAACTACAGTGGTGTTTTACATCTTCATCCATGGGATGGTACAACTTCCAGCACAGGAGACGCATCTTATCAATTAGCATTTGGTAGTACTGCATCAAATGGTGGAGGAACACCACAATTAAGACTTAGAAAAGGTATTGACACAACATGGAATTCTTGGTATACAGTACCATTAAAGGCCACTGCGTCATTTAGTGCGGTTAGTAGTGTAACTGTCACACATAATTTTAACACTAAAGATGTGTTAGTAATGTGTTATGACAACTCAGATAATATGTTTTGGCCATCTAATATTGCAACAACAAGTGTGAATGTGGTAACAATAACTTTTGCATCAAATAGAACAGGACGGGTTGTTATTATTGGATAAAATTCGTATATTATAAAATATGTTAAGAGAAAATGTTGAAGTAAGTGGTTCATTAAATGTAAGTGGACAATATATCATACCTAGAGGACCAAGGGCTAATAGACCAACCAGTCCTGATATTGGATCATTATATTTAGAGGAATCACCTAGCGGTAGTTTTGTTGTAACATATACTGCGTCGTCAAATTATGATAGTGGTTGGGAACCTGTTGGTTCACAAGACACGGACAGAACAGGATTCAAATATAGACAAGTTGTAAATTTTTCTTATTTAGCTGGCGGTTACAAAGACGCCTCACCTTGGAAGAATGTTCATAGAACAACAAATTCAACAGATCAAACAGTTCACTTAGGTGAACTATTGGATTATCCAGCATCATATACATCAGGGGCTTGTAGTAAAAGTATTTTATTTCTTTGGTCGACAAATACTGACGGAACTTTTAAAGGTGACAGTACTATCCATTCAACTTGGACTAGTGGTGTACACATGGTTAATGAAACCTCATATGCTCACCAATCAAAATGGGACTTATTAAATGCAAGAGATGACTGTGGAACTTTACATCAGGAAACAGAATTTGCTTGGATATTCGGTGCAGGTGTTGCTGCGGTTGAAAAATTTAATCTAACAAATGAAACGATGTATAGTGTGTACTATGGCGCACCTTACACCCAAACAGTGGCAACAACATCAATTACAGGTAGTGGACCATCAGGTGCTTCTGGATTTTCTGACGAGAACTATGGTTATGGTTGGACACAACAAAGTGGTACGAAATTATTTTTTGCTAATGACACATTTACAAACAACCAACAATGGGGTGCGAGTGGACAACAAAAAGGTATTAGTTCAAAAGTAGGAAAGGGATATGCAGGAAATGAAGGTACATACAATGGTGGTTATAACTTAAGAAGATGGAATGTTTTTACAGAAACAAATATTGGGAATGTTGCAAAGCCGCATCCTAACTGTGGAGAAGAGAATTTTACAATGGGACAAGATCATCAATATATGTTAGGGTGTTATGACGGACTTCAAGTAAACACTAGTTGGAAGTTCGTGTATGCAACTGATAGTGGAACGGTTAACCCATCTGGTTTAGCTCCTGGAGTAAACGGTGGAACATCGTCCGGACATTGTGGATGGAGAACATAAAAATTATATTTATATTACATGATACACGAGAATATTGAGATTAGTGGGTCCTTAAGAGGTCAGGGTGTGACAAAACCACCAACAGGAACAAGAGCAAATAGACCAAGTAGTCCACAAACAGGTTCTTTATACTTAGAACAAGCTGCTAGTGGTAGTTTTTTAATGGTTTATGTTGGTGTAAGTAACAACGATAGTGGTTGGGTTAGAGTATCGTCACAAGTAAATGCTAATGTTGGTTTTAAATTTAGACAAATAATTAGTGTTTCTTATCTTGCTGGTGGATATAAAGATTCGACACCTTGGAAAAATGTACATAAAACAATTAACTCTACTGATCAGACAACTCATATTGGTGAACTATTAGATTTTCCTGCAACATATACATCGGGAGCTTGTAGTAAATATATCTTTTTTGTTTGGTCTGTTAATACAGATGGTGCATTTAAAGGACCATCCGATGTACATAGTGTTAGAACTTCGGCTATTAATATGAATAATGACACAAAATATGCACACCAAACTAAGTTTAACATTACCGCAAATAGAAGTGACTTAGGTACAATGCATAAAGAGACAGAAACGGCATATATGTTTACGGGAGGTAGCTCAACCGTTGAAAGATTTGATTTAAGTACAGAAACAATTTCAACAGGATTTCATTTAACAACAATAGATGGTGGTGATGGTGGTTCGGCATTTTCTGATGAGAACTTTGGTTATGGTTGGACAAGTAGTGCCGGTATTAAAATGAGTTTTGCAACAGAAACAATTCAATCATCTAGTCAATGGGGTGCACACTCACAACAAAAAGGAATTAGTTCAAAAGTTGGAAAAGGATATGCGGGAAACGAAGGTTCTTATAATGGTGGATATAACCTTAGACGATGGAGCAATGCCAACGATACAAATATTGGGAATGTTGCAAAACCACATCCTAACTGCGGAGAAGAGAACTTTACAATGGGACAAGATCATCAATATATGTTAGGTAACTATGATGGAGCACAAAATAATACTAGTTGGAAATTCTTTTATTCGACAGATACTGGAACAACCAGTGTAAGTGGATTAAACCCCGGCGTACGAGAATTTAGAAGTTAGTGGTAGTTTAACATCGGATAGAGTGGTTAATAGACCACCTAGAGGAACAAGAGCAAATAGACCTGGTTCACCATTATCTGGTTCCTTATATTTGGAGGAGTCCGTTAGTGGTAGTTTCTTAATGTTATATACCGGAGTGTCAAATATAGATAATGGATGGGAAAGAATAGCAGCACAAGAAACTATACCAATTGCATTTAAGTATAGACAAGTTTTATCATATACCTATTTAGCTGGTGGATATAAAGATTCATCTCCGTGGAGAAACGTACATAAAACAACAAACTCAACAAGTCAAACAACACACGTTGGTGAATTATTAGATTATCCGGTATCTTATACATCAGGAGCGTGTAATAAAACAATTTTGTTTATTTGGTCTGTAAATAGTGACGGTGCGTGGAAAGGACCTAGTCAAATTGATGGAACCAGAACTGCTGCGATTAATATGTTTAATGATACAAACTACGCACATCAAACTAAGTTTAATACGGGTATTGCAAGAAGTGACGTTGCTACTATGCAAAAAGAAAATGAATTTGCTTATTTATTTTCAGGTGGTTCAACAACAATTGAAAAGTTTAACCTAACTAATGAAAGTTATGTTAGTGGTTTTGGAGTAACATCTATTAGTGGAGATGATGGTGCAGGTGCATTTTATGATGAAAGTTTTGGATACGCGTGGACAACATCTGCCGGTATAAAATTTAATTTCTCAAATGAAACACCAAGTTCATCAACACAATGGGGTGCACATGCACAACAAAAAGGTATACCATCTAAAGTTGGTAAAGGTTATTGTGGTAATGAGGGATCATATAATGGTGGATATAACCTAAGAAGATGGAGCAACTCAACGGATACAAATCTTGGTAACGTGGCGAAACCACATCCAAATTGTGGAGAGGAAAATTTTGCTTTGGGTCAAGATTGGCAATATATGTTAGGTAATTATGATGGAACAGGTCAAAATAATGTTAGTTGGCAATTAGTATATGCAACGGACACAGGGTCAAATTCTATCCCTGGATTAGCACCTCGGGTTAATCCTGGAACATCATCTGGACATTGTGGTTGGAGATAAGTTGACATTTTAAAAAATTTTACTTATATTAGTATAAAAAACAAATATGGAACAAGGTTACAAATATGACAGGTCTAATTTCATCAATAACCCATTTGATGAAAAATTAATGCAAATATCTGAAAGTATGTCTTTTGCACTACCAAAGTACAAGGCATATAATTTCGTTGGAGGTGCTCAGATAACTCCATATGCTAGATTAAAACAATGGTTATTGGAATTGAGAGGTAGAGAGGATGCTGTTGAACATTTAGAATATACAGTAAGAAAGGCTGAACTTGAAATTCAAATGGATGAAGAAAGTAAAGAATTTATTACCGACATCAAAAGAAAAGAAATGGTTGATTTAACCATTGCAGATAAACACATTGATTTAAGAAAGTTTAAAAGAAACCTAAAAGATGCATATAGAGAAAGACAAGGGTTTATTGATTTAATTAAGGAATATTTAGAATCAGATGATGCCATCTTACCTGATGGTACCAAATTAATTGATGTTTTTGGTAATCCAGATTTAGAGGAAAAATATGAACACGAGTATTGGACAATTCGTATGGCTAAACAAGCGATGTTAGATATGATTTCATACGGTAGAATTGGTACGGGTAACTTAGATTCAATTC